GCTGCACAGAATGTAGAACCAGCATACACACCTACCTCAAGATAGACCGAACCTTCCTGCGAACATATATTATTCAAGAAGTGTCTGACCCTAGGTGATGATAAACCTTCTATATTATAGTATGCATTTGGATCATTAGGATCGTATGTCCTATGGTTTGATAAGTACTTTCCTGAATTGTGGAATGCTTCTATACATGTTTCTACTTGTGGGTGTACCTGTAGATCTGCTTTCTTCATATGAGATTCTACAACTCTCTCACAGTAGTTACAGTCCCAACAATCAAACTTACATGTCTTGATCTTTTTCCTCCAAGCATTGATGGGAGCATCTTTCATTTGAAGTTCTGCCTGATACTTCTTATACTCAGGGAACATATACTCTTCTTTATCAGCCCACCTCTTGATGATATCCATACTCTCTTGGAGTCTCATCATACTTTCTCTACCATGTAACTTGAATACATCAATACCCAAGTCAAGCATCTCAACCCAATCCTCTCTCCATGGTGGTAAGTTTGCTTGTTTCAAATCATACTCAGGATGTTTTACATCCCATGTAGAACATGACACTCTACTAATAGGACTTGCAAAGTATATTGGATCCTTACCTTCTCTAGTATTATTGTAATGATAATGCTCTGGCATGATAGGACAACCACCCCAACATGTCTCATTAACTAACATAGAGATCATTACTGGTTTACCTAGGTATGCACAATAATCCTTTGCCTTTCTTATCTCAAGTAGTTGATCCTGATCTCTCATAAGATCACGGTCAAGATTTATATAATGGAAACCTGCTTCTGCTAATGATACTATTTCATTTGCTTTAGTTACTTCTCTTAGAATAGTATTCTTAATAAACAGATCTGGAAATGCCTGTTGGATCTGACCACTAGATACCCATGATGTATGGGGAAGAGTTACTACTCTGGCACCTACATTATAAATGGGAGCAAAGTTCTCAATCCAATCATCTAAATTCTTTTGATCGGGTCGTACCCATATATTATTAAAGGTAGCAGATAATGGTATATTACTTTGATTGGAGATATAACATGCAGATGATATTAAAGCTTCAGGCTGCATAAAAACATCACCCATAGCATCCTGATCAAAAGGAGGGATCCTACAGGTGAAGTATAGATCTAATATGTATTCTCGATACTCTTTTAAAAATGGGAGAAATGTATTAACTACAAAGTCTTCACTTAGTTTCGGGTTGATCGGTAGACTGAAGACTCTTTTGCTCATGACCAGATACTTGATTGAATAATTCTAAATTAAGGTTCTCTTCAATATTCTCAAAGGTTGGTAACCTTGCTACACTACCATCACTAAGTAATTTATCTAGGTGAGGTTTTAATTCATTTTGAATTTTTGCAATACCAGTATTTAATAAACCAGCATACTGCATACCGATGTTAAGAGCATAGATCTGATCCTCTTCTTTCATCATAGCAATAGAATCAATATTACCAATACCTACTTTACCTGTACAGTATATGTCCATAGCAGCTTGCTTACCCATACGAGCAATCCAATATTTACGTTCTTCTGCTTCATCATATTTTGATGCTTCCTTCATCTCATCATAGGATCCATAATTCTTATTGACCCAATCCATAAAAGCATTCAACTCATTATCAGTTTGATTAAGAGTTACTTGGAACTTATCCATATTCAAATGCTCTTCTTCAAGATCTAATTCCATAAGCCTTCTGGCATATGGGTCTTCCTCTATCTCAAGATGAGCTGTTATCTGATCTATCTTTACCTTCTTCCTCTCCATGTCAAGGATATATTTCTTACGGTCATGCCATCTTCTTTCAACTTCGATCAATACTTGTCTAAGTTGTCTTGCATTAGTTACGTGTGAATTGATTACAAAATTCTTTATTTGCTCATGGGTCATCCCATAATCCATCTCGCCTTCAACGAGCGATTCAATCTGTTCAGGTGTAATCATAAAATCAAAAAACCTATATGTAAAAAAATACCCGAAAAATTTTTTCGAGATATTTGGAATCTAAAAGTGGATTTTAGAAATGCAATCCAGGATCCACTACAGCTATCTGTCCATCTTCATCTACTAATCCCATCTCTTCTGCCTGAAGGAATGGTACTGAGATGCCCATGTACTTTTGCCACAAAACATTTAGTTCTCTTATTGTAGCACAGTCTTTAAATTCTTGCTTGAGCTCAATCATCTTAGTATTGAGTTCTATAACTTTTTCCTTAAAGTCTGCCTGTCCAGAAAGAGTAGATGTAGCTACATCTTTTACTTCCTGTTTCTTAGCGGTAGCGATACTATTTAGTACAGGTGTCTCACCTTCCAAATTATTGGATTCCCGTACCTGTGCATCCCACAAGAATTGTTCTAACTTAGAACTTCTAGACTTTAATGTGAGGAACTTGCGATCAAATTCATCTTCAATGATAAGCTTAGCAGAGAGTTTCATAAACTCAATGACAGCAGCAACCTTCTCCTCTGGTAATACTATCTTTGCTTTTGGTCCTTCTGAGGAAACCTTATAGAGATCATCTATATCATCAAGGACTTCATCATCAGCCATGACCTTTGTTTGTGCACGGACTTCACCAAAGAACTGTGTACCATACTGTCCAAGATCTTTACTGATCTCTTCATAAGATCTTTGTAACTTGCAGAGATCTCTAGTCCATTGTTCTGGAATACTGAATACGCATAATCCATATTGGTTCCACATTACATCAGCACCTGTGATGGTCTCTATCTGTGGAGTTAATCTTCCTATGTAATACTTAAGATTGTCAGACATTTTACATTCCTGTGTAACCGTACATTAGGTCACCGTATGCTACAGCAGCAGCAGATGCCCTTCCACTAGTTCCAATACTATCCATTCTAGAATCTCTTTGGAAACTGTGACTTGCGTAAGTAAATAGATAACCATTATTGTTCTGGTTACCATCATACTGACCGCAGATAAATCCATACTCATTTCCAGTATGCATTGATTCCTCACCAGTAGTTATGCCATTCTTACTGACACTTGCTTGACGACCACCAGTAAAGTAATCCCTTACATGCCAGTCATTAGATGTACGATAACCACCACCAGTGTTCCAATAAGCAAAACCGTTTCTACTTGATAGAGTTTTGTTTGAACCATCAGTACCAGGATTATCTGTCCAATATGTGAATGCTTCAGTTGAGAAGTTAAATGCTCTTGCACCACCTTGCTTTATCCAACCAACAGTTGGTCCTTGACCACCAGCAGGGTTGTTCTGAGTTCCGTCTGGATGACTAGCACTTAGGTTATTTGCTTGTGTGGAAAGATTGTATTTAACTAATTGGCTAGAGTTACCACCACCATGTACATATGCATAACTAAAGTCCTTACACATAGTTGTTGCTCTGTTTCTTGTTGCTGCCATGTTAGTAGCTAAACCAGTATTTGATTCAGTTACCATACTGATAGAAGAAACATTATTAGTAGTTGCGTCCCAACTATTACCTGTTGCAAAGATGTATGCCTTCATAGAGGTACTTGGCTTACCATCAATATAACCACCAGAGTATGTAAGTAGATCTCCTAGGTTTGTTTGAGTAAATGTAGAGTGTACAAGTCTGTTTACATTCCTCCAAGAACTACCACCACGATATCCTGCACAAGTATATCCTCTAGTTATATTAAAACCTGCTTTATATTTTGCTTGTGATGAACCTGTTACAGATCCCTCACCACTAGCATTATCCCAATATGCAGTTCCAGATGTACCACCAGATCTTAAAACAGATCCTAAGTTAGTAGCATCTTGGGTTGGTAACGTTACGAATGGAGATCCATTCTGCAATAACGTACCTGTGAAATTTATATTACCCTGTACATCAATAGCACCAGTAAAGTTCGCTCCACCTGTCGGAAACGATACTGCCCCCGACTGAGCTAAATTGGTTACTTCATCAACTTTAATTCTAGATGCCATTAGACTATACTAACCTTTGGGTATTTTGTATTAACAGTAGATCTACTATTTTGGATCTCTGTTATTTTGTCTGTATCATTATATAGAAGTGCAGTTACAGTTTCGGCATCGGATGGATACTCAGCTGCACGCAACATATCACATTGCATGTTCATCCCGTTTACTAACTTCTCACGTTTAGTAACTCCATTGATCTTCTCATCAAAATCAGATCCATATGCTGCAATATGTCTTGTCCTTTCTGCAGTGCTTTTAGAAAGCCAGTCAAGATAATTCGAGCAACGTGCTTCAAGTTCTGTTCTGTTCATTTCACCCACCAGTATAGACCCCCATAAGATGTTTGGCTGTTGTAGTTATAAGCACTCATATTTGCACTTGCACTACCACCAATATAAGTTCCTCTAGTACCATCATCATAACCAGTACGGACATTTGCTTGTCCTAGATCCTGTCCAGCTGCAGAGTTAGATG